TTAATCTGAGCCCATCACCTGGGGCATGGGTGGGGCAAAGTCAGATAATTTCTGGTTTAGCATGGTGATCTGTTCACGGTTGTTATCGGACATCCAGGAACCGTACACCTGATACACCATTTGCGAGTTAGCATGCCCCATCTGGTTTGCGATAAAATTGGGGTTTGCTCCTGCTGTTAATGACCAGCATGCATATGTATGGCGCGACTGGTAGGCTTTCCGATACCGGACGCCAGCGCGTCGCAGTGCCGCTTCCCAGCTCTGGTTTACTGAAGCCACAGCATAGTGATGGCCCGCTTTTCCGTTGGTGGCGCTCAGGGATGGATTGAAGACAAAAGTGCAAGGGTGGATGGTAGAGCGTCCGAATTCCCGCAACTTAACTTCGATCTGATATTGCTTACCAAGACGTGTCATTTCTGCCTGGCGTTTCAGTACATCCAGTGCAGGCTTGATCAGGTAAACGATCCTGTCTGTGCCAGCCTGAGTTTTCGGTAGCGTGAACTCTTTCATCATCGTGTGGTTTCTTCTAACCATCAGCGTTCCAGCCTTTAAATCGATATCTTCCCAGGCCAGTCCGCAAAGCTCCCCATGTCTTAATCCGGTATATACAGCGAGCGACCAGAAGTTTTTTATCTGCAGATTGCCGCAGGCCTCGATCACCCTTGAAAACTCTTCCCGCGTTAGCGGATCTGGTTCAGGCTTTGCCTTTTTAAGAGGGGATATTCCTTCAAACGGGCTTTTCTCAATGTAACCACCGCTCACGGCGAATCTGAAAATGCCATGCAGAACTGACATGTACAAGTTAACAGTAGGTACTGATCTGCCTTTAACCGGCTTTGTTTTTCCGGCTGAAAGGATCTGGTAGCCTGTCAGCAACTCTTTTCGCAGGTAAAGCAGAGCTTCAGTGTTAATCGCCGAAACCAATTTTTTTTCACCAATCATCGGGATCACATTTCTTACGATTGAGTCGTAACGTCGCATGGCATTGGTTGTTATCTCCATACGTTTGAGGCCAAGCCATCTTTCAGCCAGCGCCCCGATAGTAATTTCTCTTTTGTTTACCCCAAATTTCTCCAGATTTGGCGAGTCAGGAAACTGATTCGCATAATCAAAGCAGCCCGTTTTGATAGCAAAACAAACAGAGGCCCGCAGAACCCCGGCCACTTTGCGGTTTTTAGCGGTGTCAGGGACACCGAGGTTTTCCCTGACACGCTTTCCTTTATACAGAAACCATATGCGCAGCTTGCCGCCATGGTTTTCTACACCCGTTGGGTAAGACGTATTACTCATTGAAGCCTCCCAACGTCCAAGAGCGCACCATAGCTTAAGCCTTTCCAGACAAAACAGCACCAGGCTGTTTTGCAGCCTGTCTTTCAATCCACGCATTTATCGCTTCGCAGTTATAAACGCATTCGCTGTTTGGCTTCGGTTCACCATCTGGAGCGATATGAAGATAGAGGAAGTGGAAGAACTCTGTAAGCACTGCGGTGGGAAGGGAGTTATCAGTACGGCCTGCCGGGACTGCTCGGGACGGGGAATGGCGCTTGACCGTAAGCGTACCGAGTTACACGGCGTGCCGGTGCAAAAGCTGTGTGAACGATGTGGCGGTAAAGGGTTTGCACGTCTTCCCACCACTCTGGCGCGCCGTCAGGTGCAGGTGCTGGTGCCTGATATGACCGATTACCAGTGGTACAGCGGGTTTGCTGACGTCATTAATCTGCTGGTGACGAAATGCTGGCAGGAAGAAGCATTCGCGGAAAAAATGCTGCGAGAAGTCACACGATAGAATCCTGATTAAACATTTTAGCGACACGATGCTTGCTAAATTCAAAAAAAATGGGTAGGATTTTTCTAAGGATGGGTATTGTGTATCCACCGTTCAGAACCCGCTCACTGCAGCGGGTTCTTACATTTGCAGTATAAAATTTAGCTTCGATCAAAAATCCAGCTTTATGACATTCAAACTTTCTCTAGGTAATGAGATGCTTCTATCTCCCCAAGCCAGAGAGTGACGAATGATGCATATCACATTTAACGATATCGTTCAGGTAAGAAAAGAAGTTGACGATAAAATTAATGGTCTGACACAACTTCTGCGTAATGAAGCAGCTGAGTTTCTCACGCAATACAGGGATTCCTTATTTACAGGTAGGCAGACTTGGTCAGATGGTCAAAAAGATTATCAATTCGCCAAAGTAACTAGCTGTAATGAACAGGGACTTACTCGACATCAACCTGTAAATGAACTAGCCCTTGATGCAAGAAATTCTATAACCTTTACTCTAGAAACTGTAGTTAACACCGATACTAAAGGTGGTTCTTGGGAAAGTGTTGATATTAGAATGTATCAGCAAGGGCGCAGCATCAATGTTGAAATATATCCGGGTGGTCGCCGCGTAGAAGTTCCACTGAATAGCGGTAATAATAGTTATTTCGAAGCATGTAATGCTGTTAAAGAAACCGTGGTTGAAAAGATTAGGTCCAGACTATCTAATTAAAGTAACTAATTTTTAAATAGGCCGCCGAGAGGTGGCCTTTTTGTTATTGAATGTATCCAATATAAAAATCATCATCAAATATATCCGCGTAACCTTATATTAATTACCGTTCACATTTCCCCTCGCTCAGAGAGGATGCACAGCATATAGAGGGGGCTAAATGTCCGATCCGGTTTCGGGAACTGTCGCGACAGGGGCTGCGCTTACTGGTGCAAGCATCTACGGACTGCTGACCGGCACAGATTACGGTGTAATTTTTGGCGCGTTTGCCGGTGCGGTCTTTTATGTTGCCACCGCGGCAGACCTGACGCTGATCAGACGCGCGGCCTATTTCGTTGTCTCGTATATCGCTGGCGTTTACGGTGCCGGACTGGTGGGCTCCAAGCTTGCCAGCTGGACGGAATACAGCGACAAGCCGCTTGATGCACTGGGGGCCGTTATCCTCTCTGCGCTGACGATTAAAATCCTGACGTTCGCCAGCCAGCAAGACCCTGCGCAGTGGTTCCAGCGGTGGAGAGGGGGAGCCAATGGTAATAAGTGATCCGCTGGTACTGACCAATGTGGCGACGTGCTCGGCCATTGTGCTGAGGCTGATGCTATTCCGTAAGCCAGGTGCCCGTCATCGCTGGTGGGCATCGTGGCTGGCATACCTGATTATCCTGGCGTATGCGTCCGTACCGTTCCGCTACTTCTTCGACTTTTACGTCCACACACACTGGGCGTCGGTCATCATCAACTTAATCATTTGCGCCGCCGTGTTCCGTGCCCGGGGCAACGTGGCGCGCCTGTTTCAGATACTGAGGCCAGAATGAACCAACAATTTCAGCAGGCGGCTGGTTTAAGCGCCGGCTTAACTGCGCGCTGGTTCCCGCACATTGATGCGGCGATGCGCGAGTTCGGCATCACTGCGCCGGTCGATCAGGCAATGTTCATCGCGCAGGTCGGTCATGAAAGCACCGGATTTACCAGGCTGGAGGAGAGCTTCAACTACAGCATCGCAGGGCTGAAGGGTTTTGTCCGGGCTGGCCGTTTAACTCAGGATCAGGCCAACATACTAGGCCGCCGCACGTATGAAAAGGTGCTGCCCCTTGAGCGTCAGCGCGCGATCGCCAATCTGGTTTACAGCAAGCGCCTCGGTAATAACGCCCCGGGTGATGGCTGGAAATATCGCGGACGCGGCTTAATCCAGATTACCGGGCTCGAGAATTACCGCGATTGCGGCGCCGCGCTGAAACTTGACCTTGTGAGCACGCCGGAACTGTTTTCCGAAGACGCCACCGCAGCGCGCTCTGCAGCATGGTTCTATACCAGCAAAGGCTGCCTTAAATATCCGGGCGATGTGCTGCGCGTTACGCAGATTATTAATGGCGGGCAGAACGGGCTGGAAGACCGCCGGGAGCGATACATACGTGCAACCGAGGCGCTGTTATGAAACTACGTTACGCCTTCTTGACGCTGGCAGTGTCGTTATCATTAACGGCAGCAATTTCCTGGCGTTCCGGCTGGTATGCCCATGCGGATCATATCAACGCCCTGGCCGCCAAAAAGAAAGACAAAGCTGATAAAGCGATTCAGCCGATCGAGCAGAAGGCCGCCCAGGCCAGCGACGAAGGCCGCATCATCTACCGAACCATAACCCGCGACGTGGTGAAATATGTTCAAGACCCGAATCGTACCCGCTGTGATTTTGATGATGAGTCTGTCCGGCTGCGTCAGCGTGCCATCGACGCTGCCAACTCCATCAGCGGATTTGATGCAGGAGCCGTGCAAGGGAAGTGATGCCGGTTCAGACAGTGATGCAGATCTTCAATCGGACATTGAGACGGCGGAATGTCTGCGTCAGTTGCGGCTTGATAAGTATCGTTGGCAATCATGGTACAACTCACTGAGATAATGGAATCATCAGGAAAATTTAACCTGTCTTTCTTGGTTTTCTGTTAAAAAACTTTTTTAAAGAGCGGAATAATGAACTGCAAACACATGTTTTTTACACTGGCTTAAGCTTGCACACGCTACTTTCTGATAAAAATAGGCCATTTACGATATATTGATTGCTATTTTCAATCAATCCTTATTATTTGATAGGTAAAAGTGATTTTGTGTTAACATAAAATTAACTTCGATGATTCTGCCAACACCAGATTAAATTATTGAAGCCAGCTTACTTTGCCGAACTCTAACATTTTCAGATGGTACCCTGATGTTATCGTTTTTATGCTCAGATAAGCGATACACAAAGGCCACGCTTTTGCGTGGCCTTTCCTTTTTGATGGGTTTACCACAAAGCCTGTGTGCCAGGAAGATTTATGAATGATGTCATGTTGTTCGGCGATGGTTGGTCTGGTGAAGTTGTAAAAATAGCTACTCGGTCAAGGGGAGCTAATCCTATATTTGTGAAACGCGAATCCGGAACAATAACCTTTTTCATAACTACATATATATCTGCTAGGGGAGTGCCTTATCTTATCGGCGTCTCTGACTTAGAACCTTCTCAGGACGAAATTGAAAAGGCCATCGAAAGTTATTCACCGGAGGCCACTACTTTCCCGAAATACTGATGCCTTTCAAGGTCTTTGTCGTTCGATAGTGAAGTAATGAGACATAAAAGTCTCGTTACATCAGGATCAGGCTGTCCTGTATCAAGAATTCCTGCAATCGGTGTATCGCGTTGAAGTGAATTAGCAAAACGGCCGTTTCAGATTAGGAATTGTTAATTTCTAGACCCTTTTAAGTGAGTCATGTCACATAATTATGAGTATCTTTAACCCAATTTAATCGTGAATTAAAACTGGCTAAAGATGACGTTGAGGATATGCAATACCCTCAGCGCGACGTGGCTGCTGGCCGTAAGCGGTTGCAGCTCAACGCTACCTGTCCCGCGAACGGAGCGTTCGGCACCAGCGGCGTGGGGTATGCTTCCACCGCCCGACTTACAGACTCCGCTCAACGGGATATTTCACCCTCCGAGAGCGGATCGGCGCAGTAACGAAGCAAGTCGGTTACTTGCAGGACTACATCAAAACCCAATGTTTGAAGTAGTGATACGCGTTGACGATTACGTAAAATAAAACAGCGGCTTACAACTATTTAATGTTGTGCTGTACTGGTTCCTCACCCATTGAGGAGTCGAAGAATGCAACAATCTAAGTTAGCTGTTTATTTTGACCTCACAGACGATCAACTTGATGAAATGGGATTGGATGAAAATATCATCCATGAAAATTCTGGGAACTCATGAGAAATGGCGTATTCGTACTACTTCAATGTTCCTGAAAGTATCCCTCAAGATATTCTAAAGAATAAAGGTTGGAAAATAGGCGAGAGAATTGAATTACCGCTTAGCTTATTTAATGAACCCGACGAGTCTGCGTACGAAACTGAAAGTCGGGAAACAGCTTTAGAGCAAGCACTTATTGCTGTTATCGGAGCTTATCGCAACGTTGGCGGCGCCTTGAAAAGTTTGACACAACAAGCTCAAGCACTGCTCTTGGACCATAGCGAATATCGCATAGTTGATCACCCTTACGATTCCCAAACTTGCGCAGAAATAGAAAAAGCAGTCAATTACAAAAAGTAACTGATCAAATACTTCAAAAGTTGAACATAGCCCCGTACCTACGGGGTTTTTGACGCGTTCCGAACGCTCACCAGAGAATTTCATTTCAGTTGCGACCTGAAGCGAGTTGCCGAATTAAGTGAAAGCAATTATTCCAATAGTTGTATGGCGCCATAACCCCTGCGGTGGCAGTATATAAACTTATTGGGCTGGCGTATGGTTATACAACCCGCAGTAAAGGGCAAGTAATGATCGGCAGTTTTGAGGCTGTTATAGGGGGTCGTTATGCTGGTCGCTTTGTTGTTTGGGACGCTGTATGTTGGGCGCAGCCATGAAAACCATACCGCAGGCCAATGCCAAAGATCGAGAGGCCGAAAAAATGTTAGAAGCAGCCGATGAGGCAGCGAATCGCCGCGTGGAAGTGACCTAAGAGACCAGTGATGTGCAGCTGACTGTTACTCATATGCTTAATATCAATCCAGGCTATGAACTGCATTACTCATGGAACTGTCCCGTCAGTAACTGATAACGCCTGTGATTGGGTAAAGCCAATCGTTCTGCCGCTCACGACAATGTTGTCGTGGATGTGAAGACGAAACGCTAGTGCGAGCGCAAAGCAAAACTTCGGATTCAGACTGAAGCTTATTCAAGTAGAAAGTATAAGGATTCAAATGATAAGATGCACTTTCTACTAGGTTTCGAGGTGAACGTGTCATCTATCAATCACATTAAGAACCCGTTAACGATAGTGGGAATTTTTGCTGGGATTGTCGAGATATCGGCGAACTTGGTTCTCCCTTTTTTGGACAAAGAAAACCAGGTGACTTATGTTTGGTTTCTGATGTTATTCCCAACGCTATTGGTAATCATGTTTTTTGCTACGCTAAACTGGAACCATGGCGTGTTATACGCTCCCAGCGATTATCAAAACGATGCTGCTTTTGTACAGATATATGCAAGACAAAAAATGCAAATCGACGATAACGTTGTGGAAGGCGACTCATCTGTAGTTGTTACGGTGGCAGAATGATGGAAGTGAATGGCGGCACTATGACCAATACCAGGGTAATACTGGACGGTGTTAAATACACAAATGTCACCTTTACTAATTGCACCATGGTTTTTAGTGGTGCAGATACGGGGAAGGACATGGGGTTGATTGGCTGCAAATTTATAAATTGTAAGTGGCATTTTGAAGGAGCAGCAGGTCATACCATAAACTTTTTAAATTCATTAACTAAAGCTATGGGAAAACCAGGGGAAGCCCTCCTTAAAAATACCTTTCAAATTCTAAAGTAATTTATTAAAAACAGTCACGCAATCGCGGGGTTGTTTTATGCGTATCGCAAGCGCACTAAAGAAAATTTTCGGCTTGAGCCACTAGCATTTGCTGGTGGCTTTTTTATTGGAGCACCCGTATGCCATCCGCTATTCTTCGCGCTTGTCGCAAGCGTGGATGCCCCGGAACTACAACAGACCGTTCAGGCTTCTGCGAGGCGCACCGTAATGAAGGCTGGCAGCAGTACCAGCGAGGACAGAGCCGCCACCAGCGTGGCTACGGCAGTAAGTGGGATATCATCCGTGTCCGCATACTTAAGCGAGACAGGTACATCTGCCAGGAATGTATGCGCAATGGCAGGCCACGCCCGGCTGAAACCGTCGACCATATCATCCCGAAAGCTCATGGCGGCACAGACAACGACAGCAACCTTCAGGCGCTGTGCTGGCCATGCCATAAACGTAAAACCAGCAGAGAAAATACCAAAAATTGATAGTTTTCTTTTTTTAGCAATTGAACAACGATTCTCTTTCATCTGCTAAAACAGGAGAAAAGTATGTCTTTCCAAAAAGGCGAAGCCTCGGCCTTTATGACTCGTATGGTTAACAATACGGCCAGCTATGTAACTTTAATTGCTGCCATGACATTTATTGTCATTATGGCCGATAAGAAAGGCTATCCCGGAGTGGGAGTGCCCATGGCCATAATTTATGGGCTATGTGCAATAGCTCTTCTTGCATATTGGGTTAAAAATGTCATGGATGAATGCAGAAAATTTAGAGTTGATAAGGAAGGGTTTTGGGCTGGTTTACATGTATCCATCATTGGTTTAGTTACCGTATTAGGTTGTTCTGGCGCAGTCATCGTCACCATATATACGCTTACTGAAACCCTGTAAGTCGGAGATAGGGCGGGGCAAAAGTTCAGGGCCCTGCCCGCTAAGGACCGCCGCCTAACCCTTTTTCACACCGCCGCAGGTTAGAAAACTTTTTTATGGGGTCCCCCACTCGATGATTAATAGGAGTTTTCGATTATGTCCGGACCACCGAAAACCCCGACCCATCTGCGTTTGGTGAGGGGTAACCCATCAAAACGCGCGATCAATAAAGATGAGCCAAAGCGCCTCTAAATTTGAGCCGCTTTCCAGTGACGCTAACAACCTGGACGGCCTGAATATTCACTGCGGCATTGTTGACGAGCTGCACGCTCATAAAACCCGTGACGTATGGGACGTTCTGGAGACGGCGACCGGAGCACGCCTGCAGTCCCTGCTGTTTGGTATCACCACCGCGGGCTTTAACAAAGAAGGCATCTGCTACGAGCTGCGCGATTACGCCATTAAGGTGCTGCGCGGTTTTAACAGTGAAGTGGAGGGTGCGGTCAAAGACGACACCTTCAAGCCTGGAGGGGATGAACCTGCAGTTTCTGACCCACACGCTGCGCCCTTTGCTGGTCAATATTGAGCAGGAGATTTCCCGCTGCCTGCTGAACGGTGAAGAGGACATCTTTGCCGAGTTTTCTGTCGAAGGGCTGCTTCGTGCCGACAGCGCAGGACGCGCTGCCTACTATACCAGCGCGCTGCAAAACGGCTGGATGTCACGCAACGATGTGCGCCGGCTGGAAAATCTGCCTCCCATTGAGGGTGGTGATATTTACACGGTGCAGCTGAACCTGACGCCGCTGGAGGACCTCAAAAAGAACAGCCCGGCAGCGCAGGCCGCCGCGCTTCGTCAGCTTCACAGTCACGTTTTCCCCGACATTCCCTTCGAACAGTCCCCGCTGAAACAGGCGGCTTAGGAGCATCCATGACCATTAAAAGCCTTCCGGCGGCGCCGGAGGGGCGACCTTTTGCGCGCGAAAAACCAGACCTTCCCGCTGCGGCAATGGAGCGCTGGAACGGGAGCATCCGTGCGGCGCGCGACGGCGATAACAGTATCTCGATTTTTGACGTGATAGGCGCAGATTACTGGGGCGAGGGCGTCACCGCGAGCCGTATCGCCGGTGCGCTTCGTTCGCTTAATGGCGCAGACGTTACGGTCAACATCAACAGCCCCGGCGGCGACATGTTCGAAGGGCTGGCGATTTACAACCTGCTTCGTGAGTACGACGGCAAAGTCACCGTGAAAGTGCTGGGGCTGGCGGCCTCTGCGGCGTCGATTATCGCAATGGCAGGCGATGAAGTGCAGATAGGCCGCGGCGCGTTCCTCATGATCCACAACTGCTGGGTCTGTGCGATGGGCAACCGTCACGACCTGGCGCAGATTGCCACTGACATGGCGCCGTTTGATAAAGCCATGAGCGATATCTACCAGGCGCGCAGCGGCCTCGACGCCGCCACCGTCGACAAAATGATGGACGGTGAAACCTATATTGGCGGCAGCGAAGCCGTGGAAAAGGGCTTTGCTGACAGCCTGCTGTCTGCTGATGAAATCGCCGACGACGAGGAAAGCCCAGCCGCCGCGCTGCGCAAGCTTGATGCGTTACTGGCGAAAGCAAACACGCCACGGTCTGAACGCCGAAAACTGCTTAAAGCCTTATCGGGCAGCACGCCGGGCGCTGCTGCCACCCCTGACGGTACGCCAGGCGCTGCCACCATCGAAAAAGAAACCATTGACCGTCTGGAAGCCGCTATTAGCGGACTGAAAGCGGCTGCCCAGTAAATACGGAGAAGTTATGTCTGAAGTAAACGAGATCCTGAAAAAAGTCAGCGCCAGCATTGAAGAGGCCACCGGCAAATTCAACGCCAAAGCAGAAGAGGCGCTGAAAGAAGCCCAGAAAACCGGCAAGTTGTCGGCAGAAACTAAAGAAACCGTCGACAAAATGGCCTCAGAGTTTAACGCCCTGAAAGAGGCGGAAAAGACGCTCAAGGCCGCGCTCGGCGAGCTGGAGCAGCAGGTCGCTCAGATGCCTCTGGCGAATGCAGCAAAAGTGGTCGAAACCGTCGGTCAGACCGTTATCAGCAGCGAAGCACTTAAAGCGTTCGCCGCCAGCGTTGAGGGTGGCAAGCGCGTGAGCGTGCCGGTCAATGCTGCACTGATATCAACTGACGTGCCAATCCGCGTAACGCATTTTACTGGCGCTTCGTTGAGCTTGGCACATCAGCTATGCCTGCGCACCCTTTTGTGCGTCCGGCCTTCGATACCCGCCATGAAGAGGCCACGCAGGTGGCGTTGCAGCGGATGAATCAGGCGATCGATGAGGTGCTGGCGAAGTGACGGAGGCTGATATTTACGCGCGACTCAGTACACTGGCAGGCGGCAATGTTTTCCCGTATGTCGCTCCTCAGGGCACAGCAGCCCCGTGGGTGGTTTTTCTTCTGCCCTCGTCTGCCAGCGAGGATGTTTTATGCGGACCGGCAGAAACCGACTGCACGGTTCAGGTAGATGCCTGGGCCAGCTCGATTGACGACGCCCGCGCGTTGCGCGAGCAGGTTAAATCTGCTCTCGCTGATCTGCATCCTGTTGGTCTGAACGAGATTAATGGTTACGAGCCCGATACTGCGCTGTACCGCGCCACGCTCGAAGTTCAGATCTGGCAATAATCCACTCTGCCGCCTCCGGGCGGCTTTTTTATATCCGGAGCTCTCTATGTCCTCAAAATACGAAAAAACGCAGGGAACGAAAATTAACGTTTCCGCCGATCCGGCAACGGTGCCTATCCGGGCCTGCAGCAAAGCATCTGGCCGCTGCGCAAAGTCCGCATGGAAAAAGCTGTCGCGGTGGGCGGCACGCTGTGCAGCGACAGCGGCGACGTGCTTCACGCCTGGTGCCTTGCCGGGATGGGCATCTCGCTGCGAGAGACCTGGGATATACATGAAGAACTGCGTGACGGGCGGTTAGTACGCGTTTTACCAGAGTGGGAAGCGACCCCTTCCAGGATCAGCATCGTGCGGGCGCGGCGAGAACCCATTGCTCGCCGGTTGACGGTGTTCAGTGATTTTCTGCTGGAACGCTGGCGGGATTCGCCCTGACAGGTTTTATGCCTCTTTGCTGCCTTCAGACGTTAGCGATCAGTAAAGGGGCGTTCTGGCTGTCAAGATCGGTGAAATTCATGTGGCTCTCCGGTGATGAGGTGTCCGGTGAATCTATTGCACCTGGCAACACGTTCACAACCGAAAAACGGACGAGTATTTTTTCGGTAAAGAGTAACTGATGGCCAGCAAGGTTTGCCTGCCCGACGTTCACGGCTCCCGCAGAAAGCGGGGAGCGGGCTGCTTATTTACGCGGTCACGTAAAAAACTTAACGCCACCCACCTGGAATCGGCGGCTTCAGGCGCTCGCCCGTGTGCGTATACTCAGTCTTTCAATTTCATCCAGGATACGCCTTATGACTCATCCTTCCTCAAAGACCGTCGCGCATTTTTACCGCCACCATGCCCTGCAGTGGGACGAGATAAGACAGGCGCGATTTGTTGAGCAGCCGTGGCTCGATGCCGTACTGGAGGGGCTGCAAGAGGGCGGTACCGTGCTCGATATCGGCTGCGGGTCAGGGAGCCCGGTAGGTGTGTATATCGACAGCAAAGGGTTTGCTATCACCGGCATTGACGTAACGCCTGCGCTGGTTGCCCTTTGTCGGGAACGGCTGCCGCGCCACCGCTGGTTAACCGGTGATATGAGAACGCTGTCGCTTAACGCGCGTTTTGATGCGCTGATTGCCTGGGACAGCTTTTTTCATCTCACGCGTGAAGCTCAGCGCGCTATGTTTGCCATTTTTCAGCAGCATGCAAAACCAGGCGCGAAATTACTGTTTAACAGCGGGCCGGAAAATGGTGAGGCAGTCGGAGAATTTCTGGGTGAGGCGTTATATCACGCGAGCCTGTCGCCGGAAGAATACACGCAATTGCTGAATGCGCATGGCTTTGACGTTCTCACGTTTCGCCCGAATGACGCGGCGAGCGGGGGGCGCACCGTCTGGCTGGCGCAAGCGCGCTGAGCTTATTGACGCCGCGGCCCGTCTCGACGGGCCATATTATCCGGCATTACAGCCAGCCCATATAATCGGCGCCCCAGACGACAACTGCCACTATCACTAAAATCATCGTTGTTTTGCGCATCGTATACGTTCTCTGATTAAGTTGTTTCTTAACATCATGCCCGTAATACGAAAGATTATCTAATAACAGCGTCACACGACAGGGTTATCAATGGGGGCGAGCAGGTCAGGGCTTTGGTTTCTGATATTCCCTACCGCGCGATCCACCGGGTGCCAGATAAACGCGTCAGGCCCGAGCGCGCCGTCGTGCGCGAGCGTTTCTGCGCGCTTGTCTGAGGTCTCCGGGCTGAGCCAGGCAAGCGCGGCTTCTGCCGTTAACGCCACCGGGCGGCGGTCGTGGATGTCGATGAGCCCTTTGTCCGCCGCCACGGTGACAATCACAAACCCTTCCCGGTCGTCGCCATGCTCAAACGGCGCTTTGCCGATGGCGGCGAAAAACAGCGGCTCGCCATCAGCGCGGTGAATGAAATAAGGCTGCTTTTTATCGCCTTCGCGTTTCCACTCATACCAGCCGTCGGCAAAGACAATCGCGCGACCGTGTTGCCACAGCGGCTTAAACATCCGGCTGGTGGCGGCGGTTTCCACGCGCGCGTTAATCAGCGGCGTTTTATGCCACCACGGCGGCGCATAGCCCCAGTGAACAGGGTCGAGATGCAACACATCATCGCGCTGGCTCAGTAACAGCACGCGGGTGCCGGGCGCGACGTTATAGCGCGCCAGCGGCTCCGGGTCGAAAGCGATATCGCGCTCCGTCGTTTCATCAAGCGCCGCGAGGTACGCTTCACGGCTTAAGGTCTGGGCAAATCTGCCGCACAT